ACATAGTCCGAGTAGTTCTAGTTTCTTATTACGTGTTCTTTTAAGGTATTGTTCTTCTGATAACTCGACACCATTGATATACCAACGTTTACCACCATTACTATGTTCAATGGCAGGTCCATCAGTACGATGTAATAGGCCACCGAAATACCAACGTTTACCACCATTTTCAAATTCAACGGCAGGTCCATCAGTACGGTGTAATTGGTTATTTAGGTACCAACGTTTAGTACCATAAATATCTATGTCCAAACCATCTTTCATAAATCGAGTTGTTCTAGTTTATTCTTACGCCTTTCTTTGTTGTATTTATCTTCTGTGTAATGCACACCATTGAGATACCATTGTTTAGTACCATGTCTATCCGTTGTTAAACCATCTTTCATAGTCCCATTAGTTTCAGTTTGATGTTAACGTGTTGATTGAAGGTACCAAACTTTAGTATCACTCTTATTACCAGCTCGTTATTATGTTGAAGCTTTTGTGTTGTCTATCCCCGAAGAAGAATGTGGTCTGGAATACCCCTTACGTTTATTGTAGTGTGATCCACTAATTTGGAATATACTACCAATTGTTATACTGACACCACCTCCAATAAATAAACCCTTTAGTAAATCAGGATTTGTTTCTGTAGTTGTATGAGTCAATATAAACCCAGTTGTTAAAGATGCGGCACCAATAAGATTGAGTATTGACCCGAATTTTGTTCTCTTAAATCCCTTACTTCCATTGGTTCTTTTGAGAGTAAATTTCATCTGTGTTATATCCTCACCATGTGATTTCAAGGTTTCATCAGAACTCAATTTTTCTACAACACTTTCCAGTTCATCCAATCTCAATTGTAATTCTTCTGTAGTGACAGACGATGTATCAGATTCCTGTGAGTAGACACCCGTACTCATCAATAACATTAACGATAGTAATAAATTTTTCATTATTTTTATTTGTTGATTATTTTGAATGTTTCTGATTGAAATGTGATCCACTAATAATAAATGCACCTGCTAGCGATAAGTTAAGTGAACCCACTATCATCAATCCAGATATTAGTTCTATATTTGTATTTGGCTGAGTGGAAAGTATTAAACCAGTAGCCAATGTAGAACCAGCTAATATTAAGAAAAAACCACCAGCTTTAATACGGTTGTTTCCTCTATTATAATATCTATCATATTTAGAATTCCGAGCCTTTAGTAAGTTAGAATATTCAACATCTATTCGATTTTCAAAAAATCGAATAGATTCACTCATTAAATATGTTTGATTAAATACAACACCATCCCAATTAACACTATCGAGATCAATTATCAGAATTTTACGAACAGTCTGATAATTGGGTAGTTTGTAATAATAAAGTTGACTATCACCGGCATCCGATACATCACACTTTATAATATTACATTTAACGATATCACCGGTTGATGTGAATATTAAATTCTGTGAGTAGACACCAGTGCTCAATAACACTAATAGTAGAAGTACGTATTTTTTCATGATTTTATCTTAATATATATGACAAATGTACGACTTTATAATTAAAGTAAATCATTAAAAAATATTATAATATTATGGGAAATATTAAAGGAAATAGACTCGAATCGATTATGAAGTTCGAAAAGTTCTACCAATTCGATGTTAAGTACGAGAAGAAAAGAAAGAAGATGATATCAGATGAGGAAAAAAGAAAGCTAGCTGAGAAGAAGAAAACCGAAGCTAAGGAGAAGAAAGAGAAGAAGGCTGAGAAGAAAGAGAAATCTGAAAAGAAGAATGAATCTTCTATTAAGAAGTTCGAAGCTTGGTCGAAAGAAGATTCTGTATCAGAAGCAAAGAAGTCTGATTGTAAATGTAAAGATTGTGATTGTAAAGATTGTAAATGTGACAAGAAATGTGAGGAAGGTAAGTGTAAATGTGTTTGTAAGAAGGTAAATGAGGCTAAATCGTGTAAGTGAACTGTAAGTGTTGAAAAAAATATTGTAAATAATTATGAATTATATTAAAGGATTTAAAGAAAGTTATGTAGATGATGATTATATCACCGAAAATGATATAAATAATATCTGGAATATACACATAACCCCGATAAAAACAACAATACATAAATCCGATGAGGAATCTCTATCATTCGAATTAGAAATGTCAAATGGTGATAAGATATCGGTTGATTCATTCTTACATACAGGACCACCTGGTATGAGTAAAGATTATCTACATATGAAATTAAATGGATTAACTATACTAAACTTAGACAAAGAGGAGACAGCTGGTATAGATGAAACTGTTTATGAATACGCATTTAATAAATACAGAGAACTAATATTACCAAAAAAAGTTAATTAATAAGATATGAAGTACATTAAAATATTTTAAGAATTTGATAATAGTGTAGAAGATATTGAAGGAGTTAAGGGTTTACCCGGATTCAAATCACTATATCTAGATGGTCTTAAAGACATGTATGGTATAAGTGCTGATACAAATCCCGAATATGGTGATAACCGAACAGTTGCTGATTTCGTTGATTATGTAGAATTGTTCGCCATTAACCCTGATGATGAACGAGTAATGTCTGGTGAATTCGATGATGCTATGACATTAATAGATAATTTAATCATCGAAGCCGATCCGAATATCAATAGAGGAGAAGCTAGAATGTTAATCGACACTGTAAAGAATATGATCGATGGTAGTTTTAATCCCGATGAATAAAATTAACTAATCAAACATCTTCTTATATTCATTAGGAGCATCTTCCAATTTCAAAACTTTAGCCTTTATCGTATCAATTTCATTATTGATGGCCTTTTGTAATCGGTGATTACCATCCAGTACCTTATAATACTCACCACCTTTACTAGTTATTATTATAGGATACCTTAAATCAGACTTCTGAACCCTATCCAATGTTTTTTTATCTTTTTTATCTTTGTTAATAGACAAACTAGCTATATCCTTAACTTTAATTCTAACAACATCCACATCTTTTAAATACTCCTCGACATCTGATATTGTTATAGTAATTTTCTCACCATCAATTTTTGCAGACCAACCGGTATCTTTATAATGGTCAATATCGTTTGCTGTATAAGATTTTACACCATCTTCTGATTCGTTAAATTTTTTCCATGTATCTATTTTCATAATAATTAGTTTTTTTTATATATTAACCTAGGATATCTGTTTTTGGACAAGTTGACGTTCTCCCACTTCATTACTGATTTTAATGTATCAGGAGATGGGAAATAACCAACATCACTCACTTTATTCTTAACAGAATTGAAAAGGTTCGTATATAATCCATCATAGTCAGTGAATATAAAGTTGTTATCACCATCAACATGTTTAATTGATCTACGACTCTCGATAAAGTCTTTAATATCACCTTCGTTGAATCGGGAACAAACACCACCAATCACAGAATTTTTACTATAAAAATCAGCCATCTTGAATGGTACATCAGTGAATATATTTAATTCCGTATTTATACTCAATAGTTCATTGAAAATTATGTCTGTTATTTTCTCATCATCCATAAAAATTCCCGATAAATTTTCTAGATGTTGTTCATCAAACCCGAATGGTAATTTCCATTTCTTAGATATTCCTGACGATCCAGCCTTTTCTTCCAGTTCTTGTGAGGGAAAACTAGTCCGGAAATACACATCTTCTTCAGGTATGTTATTTGAATTTTCTCTCATCTCATCAAGAGATTTAATAACCAGAACATAATCACCATTCAAGAAATCTCTCTCCATCTGTTCGACATCAGTGTGGAATTTAACAGGAACTTGATCTTCTCGAAACCTCTCGAAAAATTTTAGATATTTCATGAGACATCTCTATTTGTTTTTAGGTAATCAAGTGTTTTTTTAATGGAGTTAATATCTCCGGTGCCGGATTCATTCATAGTCTATATATTTAATATAGATTTAGTAAAATGTACTATCTACTTAAAGATAATTCATTATTCCACTCCTGATAAGATTCGTGGTAGTAATCATAATCCTCCCATAACATAAAAGAAGATATCTCATCGTTTATTTTATCGACATCAGATTCACGATAAAATATATTGTGTTTACAATAATTAAGACAGTTTATAGAATACAGGTGATTATCCTCTCTATCACTTTCCTCATAACTCATGTGATACATCTCATCTAGTGAAAACTCATATCCATATTTCTCAAAGATAACCATATCATACCCAACTGGGTTAGTATCTATACCTTGAATTATTTCTCGATTTCTTTTCAAATAGATGTTTGTTTTAATTACGTCTACAAAGATAGGAATAATTATTGAATGGCCCGTCTAAAATATATCTATTTGTTTATATTCATCCGTTTTCGGATCATACATTAGGTTATGAAATCCCATATCCATATACCCAAGATATTCATTTGCTGAAATAATGGCATCTATCATCCTTTGAACCTCCATATCAGTGGATTTTAAATTCATAATATTAGATACATCATCCTGACTATTCCACAATATATCTCGGACTCTATCAAATTCTTCTAAATCAGATACTTTATCCATCGGTATCTCCTCTAATCTTTCCATCCTAATTATCAACATATTATCCTCATCCACCCAAACATCATAGATATTTACAACATGTGGGTGATTTTTACCAACATATTTCTTAATATTTTCAATATCTCCCACATTATCCTGTTGTACATATTTATAAGCATAATCAACATCTACGTACACTTCACCCTCGGTTCCTTCACCCGAAAATTCTATAAATTCTTAAAATATTTTAATATACTTCACAGTCTCTATATATTAAACAATCCAAGGAAGAATTTCTATAAACATATATATGATATACAAAAAATAATTACTATGTATGACACAGAGCCAAAATAAACCCGAAGAAATTTCAGAGGATGATTATCTAAAAAGACACATAAACGAGAAAGAAAAAAATACAACGATAAATAACCTCAAATCTTATGAAAATGAAGAGAAAAAACAAATTAGTGGATCAAGAACAGAGGATTTACAATACCTATCATTCGATATAAATGAATTACCGTGTGGTAGATTCTATCCGGCTGGTACAGTATTAGGTGTAAGAGCCGCACAGGTCAGAGAAATTCAATCATATTCAATGGTTGATGATAAGAATTTCTATGATGTTGTTGAGAAGATGAATGATATGTTATCATCATGCGTGAGGTTAAAAAATCCAGACGATACAATGAGTTCATACTTAAACATTAAAGACCAAGATAGATTATATCTAATCTTTTTAATCCGAGAACTTACTTTTCAAAAGGGTAATTCACTAGAAATTAAAGCTAAATGTACATGTAGTGAGGAAATTGCAATCGAGCTAAAACGAGTAAATTTCAGATTTCACGAAGTTGATCCAGTACTAACACAGTACCTAAACAATCAAGTAAATGGATTCATATTCGAAGTTGTTAATGGACAAGAATTTGAAATGACACCACCTACAATCGGTGTACAAAAGGCATTTACAGATTACATCATAGAAGAAAATAATCAAAAAAGAAAGCCTAATCTTTCATTCTTAAAAATTATTCCTTTCATGTTAGGTGGTAGAAATTCAATAACCACTGAGGGCATTAGGTCCAAACTAACTGAGTATCAAAAACTAGATGAGGACTCATTTCAATTCTTGAATGCAGCAGTTGGTAAAATGACATTTGGTATTAAAGAATTAAAAAAATCTTGTACGTGTGGTTTGGAGGTACACACAGATATGTCATTTCCCAACGGAGCGTCAGGTATTTTCGTTATTCATAATGCCTTTGAGAAGTTTATTAAAAAATAAGTTACAGATACAGAAACACAACAACGTCAATGAAATGGCCATGGACACATGGCCATTTTGGATGTTGGAGGAAAACATATCCATCATTAATGAATTGGTCGAAGATGAAGAAAAGGCACAGAAGAATCAACAAAGTGATCAGGAACAATCTATGCCAAACTTCAATCCAAGCCAATACATGAATCAGATGAGTAGTATGTCAAATAAATTTAAATAATAATCTATGAGAAGTCTATTAAAGATTAAACACATTTCAATATATAATGTATGATATTAACAAAAGAATTAATAATTAAAACATCACATAATAAAAAATTAAAACATTATAAAAGTCTAGGTTATGATATATCGATGGAATATATCAGTATTAATATAGAACATGCCCCAAAATATATAGGGAATGTGATAAAAGTTAAATGTGATTATTGTCTATCAATACATGACCGGAAAGTAGTTGATTACAATCGAATAGTTGATAAGAATATTGATAAGAAATATGCCTGTTCAAGGAAATGTGGGGTTATTAAATCTACGGAAACAATAAATAAAACTGAGAAAAAACCACACCCAAACCTTGGTAAGAAGATAGAAATACATAAATCTAAGAAAATTAACAACAAAAGAAAAAATACCAATTTGTTGAAATATGGGGTTGAGCATGTATTACAGAACAAATTAATTCAAGATAAATTCAAAGAAACACACACAAATAAATATGGAGTTGATAACTATTCAAAAACGGAAGAATTTTTAACTAAACAAAAACTAAACAACCTACAAAAGTACGGAATTGAGCATATATCACAGATAAAAAGTGTGCGAGAAAAAACCACACAAACAAATTTAAAACGGTATGGTGTCAAATCCACACTAAACTCAGACATATCCAATAAAAGGCGAAGAGAAAAATTCCAAACAGAAGAACATAGAGGAAATTATGAAATTTCGAACCACGAAAATTATTTAAATTACATAGGTAATAGCGTATCTCTTTTCATATGTGATTGTGATTGTGATCATACTTTTGAAATAAAATATGATAATTTCCAAAGTAGATTGAAATTTAACATACCATTATGTACCACATGCCACCCCATTGGGAATTCAACATCTATAAAGGAACAAGAATTATTCAATCTCATCTCCGAGCTCTATAAAGGAAATATTATACAATCATATCGAGATGGTTTAGAAATTGATATATATTTACCGGAACTAAAAATTGGATTTGAATTTAATGGTGTGTGGTGGCATTCAAATGTATACAAAAATAAAAATTACCATATAAACAAACTAAACCATTTCAAAGACAAAGGAATTAAAATAATATATGTGTGGGAGGATGATTGGATACACAAAAATGATATTATAAAATCACAAATAGGGTATTTACTCAAAACATCCAAAACCATAGGAGCAAGGAAATGTATTGTGAGAGAAATAATAGACACTAAAACATATAAAGATTTCCTAATAAAAAACCACGTACAAGGATATGTAAAATCAAAAATAAAATTAGGACTTTATTACAATAATACATTAGTATCTCTAATGACATTTGATCACTCAGAAGGTCGAAAAAAAATGATAGACTCAGAATGGAATCTATCAAGGTTCTGTAACGCCATAGACATGAGTGTAGTTGGTGGAGCCTCAAAACTATTAAAATACTTCATAGACATTTTTCACCCAACTAGGATAATATCATATGGTGACAGTGACTGGTCTAGGGGGAATCTTTACTATAAATTGGGATTTTCAAAATTACATGATACAAAACCAGACTACAAATACCTAGTAAATAACACCAGAATACACAAATCTAGATTTAGAAAATCATATACTGGTATATCTGAATCAAGTCTAGATTTACCAAAAGTATGGGACTGTGGGAAGATAAAGTTCGAAAAGAAATTATAAGGCATAAAAAAAAGTGAAGAAATTAATCTTCACTTTTTTAAAACTTATTCTAATTATGATTGAATAAACCCACCTGACTGAATTGCTCCAGACCCAAGTACATTTACGTTATTCACAATAATACCCATACCCATGATTGGCTCAACATATGTATCAAGAACTCCAATTTGATTCTGAATAATCTGATCATTGTTGTTCTCATCATCACACTTATTGAAGTATTCATAAAGACCACCCTTAGACTTATATGATTCACAGATTGTATCTGCTCTCAATTTAATCTCGGCTCTAACCTCAGGTGTGTTAAACTTCCATTGGAAAGTCAATAACATATCAGCAAGTTCTCGTTCAAGTTCAATAAGAACTTCTCTTACGTGTATGAAAGATAAAGATGATAATAATAATGTTTGAGCTGTGTTCTCAGTCTCGATTACATATCCTCTGTTTCTTTTAAATACGATTGGATTCATCATAGCACCGTTCAAGTTTCCAATATCTTCTGGATTGAAATCTTGTTCAAGTCCAGCAATATTTGTAATTCGACCATTACTGATACCGGCAGCAATTGTCCACGGAACAATGTTAGTTACTGTTGATGTTTGCTTTCTCATATAAGTAAGTCCAACATATGCTGATGGTGGAACACTCGTAGGTCGACCATTATCATTTACAGTTACGTATGGTCCAAAATATCCAACAGATGATACACCAACTCCATCACCGAAAGAGTAAAGGAATGCTGGAGAACTATTAGGATCTCCACCACTAGCTATAAAATCTGTTTGTAGAACACCATCAGTATTAACAAATGATGGAGAACTTGAATTCTTAAATGATTTCATAGAAGGCATATTCAATATACCCAAGATGTCTAATCTCTCACCACAGATATCAACTAACTGTTGTTTTGAACGTTCAGCCAAACCAAGTCCAAATGCATCGATTAAGTATCTGAAATCAAATGCTTCTTTATTAGTAACTGATTTGAATAACGGTGTTCCTTTTGCAACCAAATTAAGAATATCATCTTGTTTAGATTCAGTACCATCTGGTAATGAATCTTGTCTTATACGGAAACCTTTAAGACTAATAGCCTTGTAAGTTGACGTATAATCATCAATATTAGTGTATCGGAAAGTTTGTTTATCACCATCACCGAAATCTCTTATCTTTATTTCATCATCACACGTTATTTCAACAAGTGTTGTGTCGTTAGCCCATAGTCTCTTAGAAAGAACTCTTGTGAGTTTTCTAGGTACCTCATCAGACATAAGTGATGTAGTAGAAAATGATGCTTCAAGGTAATCTCCAATTTTAACCTCCGTATATCTACTTGCTCTCACTAGTATCTTGTTAGCTACAGAAGTGTAACCAGCTGGTTCTTCAATCTCAACAGATTGTTTATAGGTTGAATCGAACGAATTTATATAGAAATTATTATTCGAAAGTAGTGAATTTGAATCAGGATCAGAAACACCTAATGTACCAAAACTTTCAATTGTTTGAAGTGTTGGGTTTTCGAATGTTATTTTCATATTAAGTTCATTATCAATATACATATCAAGGTGTAATGGTCTATCTTCACCCATCTCACTAAAAGCATATAAGTTATTAACACTCAATATCTCTTCTGTCACATTTTCAGATATTTCATATGCGTAATAACTGTACGTAGCTGACGAAGACGCAAATACACCACCACTCAATGTTGAGAGTTGTATTGCTCTATTCAGTGCCGATGCCGGTACTGAATATCCGTTAGTAGGATTCAGACCTTCATCCGATTGAACAGTGAATACACCATTATTATTAATACCACCAAACATGAATTGATATCCGGATCCTGATTGACTTACATCAGCCGAAGCTAAGAAATCTTTATTTAAATCAATGTTAGTATCACCAGTACCAGACAAAGATGATAAATCAACACCATATGGGTCTGTTTCTAATAGATTAACACCAAGTACTAAATAATTATACCCGGCAAGTGAAGCTGCTACCGATGCACCCGGTACGAACTGAGCTACTAGTGTAGAGTAATTTGTTTTTTGGTAGATAACATCAGTTGAGTTGATAAGACCTTGTTCATACTTTCCATATAAATCAGAATATCTACCAACAACACCCATTGTTAATCCAGCAGGTTCAGATTTTGTCTCTGCACCATCCAAACCTAATATCAATTCATCATCCAACTTGTAAAAAACAAGTGGTGATCCGTTAGTTGCAATCGCAACAGCGTCTGCGATACTAGCAAAGTAATTATCTACATAATCATCCTCAACAACAGAGTTACTAGATGGGCTAGCCACGGGGTAACTGAAGTTCAATACAAATGACCTATTTAGGGTATTTGTATTATTAATATCTGTCACATCTACAAAAACTAATGATGATTTTTGTGGGTCACCAGTTAATCCAAGTGGATCCAACAACAAAGAACCTTGATTCGATGATGAAGAGTTAGCATACGCCAATAAATTATTGAAATATTTCAAACTTCTATATTCGTCATAATTTCTCGTAGTAATAGATTGGTTCGTATTATCAAATACAACTCTAAAAGAAGAAGATCCAATACTATCATAATAATAATCCTGACCAACACCATAAGATAATGGTTTGAAGTTAGTATCACCAGATCCAACAGATCCATGATTTAAAGATACATCATTCATATTCAATGATGTTAGTATGAAACTACCAGTAATACTGACTGAGAATGTAGCGTAACCGAGAACAATATCAGATGCTGATACTAACGGATTTGAGTCCGGTGTCGTTGTCTGATATACTCTAACCGTACCCGTTGAATCAACAACAGTTGTAGCTACATACGATTGAGTTGATGTCGATACTGGATAGTATGATGAATTTATTTCAAAACTAGCACCTGATACTGTAACAGCATCACCACCGATAACAGCGTAACCATTATCAGAAATTGTATCAACACTATAATCCATCGATATAGTTGCTCCCGATACTAGTGAATAAGTTGCACTTAAATCATTAACATATCCTTCGGAGAACCACCATGTTCTATTCGAAGGATTGTGTACTGATCCTGATATGATACCACCAACTCTTTCATCACTACTATAAAAGTCTCCTCTATATGCGTGATCACCGGCAACGCTAGGTATAGAGTTTGTATCGTATAATGCCATAACGTTTCCTGGTCTATCAAGTACTGTCTGTTTCAAACTGATACTCTCAGTAATAGTTTCCTTATATGATAAGAAATCTATATTAACTTGACCATCAGCAGTACCATCATTTGAATCAAGGCTACTATAATTAGTAGAACCATTCGTTGGTGGATTTGCTTGTAGACTATCACTAACCATATTATTACCGATGAGATCGACAAGACCTTTTGGATAATCAGATTCAAATAAATCGATGTTAAATGCACAGAACACACCATGTTGGTCAGTTCCTCTATTTATAACAGTTTCGATAAATATATTTCTACCACTTCGGTCTCTGAAATACGGAATCATAGAAACACCATCAGCATAAGTAAGTGTGGTAATGTTTCTATCGGTCGTAAAGTTTCTAACTTGATTCTTTCTAAGTCCCGTTGGTGAGAAATATTGTGAGAATCTAGCATCCACTGATAAATTTGAATAATTTGAATAATCTCCAGCTACAACAATAACATCAACAAGATAATCGGAAACCAAATCTTTGTTATTAACATATGGTGGAATATCTTCCTGTGATCCATACCAGTCTAACATAGGTACATCAAATCCGGGTCTCTGTGATTTTATCACGAAAATAGTAACATACTTATCTGATAGATTTGTAAAGTTCAATAACCTACCTTCATAACCAACATTATCACTAGCTACGTTTAAGAAAGATTCCGTATCTCTCTTCCAAAATCCAGTTGTATCGAAAAACCTTCTATAAGGTCCCAATCGCTCAACATCGTTTTGTAGAGTAGTTGCACATGAAAGTGATTGATATTCTATCTGGTCAAGAACATCATCTGTCATTAATAAGTTAATTGCGTATACAGGAGATGCCTCTAACATTTTAGTAATAGTTCTGTGGAAAAATGAACCCCTTCGTTCTAACTGACGATCAAGAGGACCAAAAGTTGATTCGAATGTGTTTAAGTTGTCTACAAGGATTGGTGTATTCACCGGACCCTTTTTAGACACACCTATAACCGTGTTACTTATTCCTGTAATAGTAGGACTAGATGTAACCGCCTGAGAACTTTCTTCAAGGAAAATTCCTGGTCTTCCGTAGTTTCCGATTTGGATTGCCATATTAATTTAAATTATTTTTTATCAATTACAGGTATATATAAAATAAAAATTATCAACTTTTTCTATTTCTATGTGAAATGTAAATGTTTAAAAATGTGGCCTAAAATGTTATTTATTTATTAATTTCTTAGTTTTTTCAACAAATTTATAGCCGATGTAGATGTGAAATCACCTTTACCAATATTTGAACGAGATACTACTTTTAATTTCGTAAATAACTTACCCTCTAAATCAACTAAGACCTCAACCGAATCGACTGAAATATTATCAATTTCTTGTGAGCTATCACCATCAACATTTATGAACCTCATTTTTTTACCACCTTCATAGAATAGACTAATACTTAATTTAGAACGTTCGAATTTTTCTTTAATATCGATGTTCTCCATATTAAATCCAAATCTAGATAGGTAATAAAAATACGTAGCCTCTTTTTCCTGATGTGCTAATAAGAAGTATAACCATTTATCACCACTCTTTAATCTAAAAGATAAACCCTTCATTAAACCATCCTTTGACTCTGATTTCTTTTTAGAAATCCATTCAAATAAATTATCACCACCAAATGCCTTAATGTTACGTTGATCAACAAACTTCACCTTTGTTTTTAAAATTTTATCAACCACTTTACCATTAACATCATTATCAGATTTTCCACCAGCACCAGTCATTGCGGTATCGGCTAAATTAACAGATAGTCCAAAATACTCTTTTAGAAATGTTGGTAATGCTCCACTACCACTATACATTTTAGAATCGGCCAATAATTTTGTTATAAAGTTTAAAAGAATTTTACCCAATTTCTTATCAGAATCAACAGTAACACCTTCCGAACCGAATGAGAATTTACAATCATCAGAAAATATAGTTGTTTTGTATTTACTATCAGCAAGTATATCAAGTACAGCATCTTCCCACTCATCATATAGTTTTATGTTTCTCCACGGACCTCCACCTGGTGCCTCAGGTGATCCACCACCACCAGATCCAAGATGCTCATATTCTCTAAAAACACTATTAGATACCTTCCCAGCAGTTCTACCGGATTGTATAACAGATGTTGTATGTATTCGCCAAGCTCTTTTAAACAACCTCACAATTTCAATTATGTGGTCGGGATTCTTCATAATTAATTTAGTTGATTTCTCATATTTTTTTAATTCAGTTGCCTTTTCTTGTGTTATCGTGAATTCAGCAATTATATCCTCCGTGAATACTTCTTCAAATTTAGCAGTCATTTCCTTAGTAGTTATCTTCAATTTAGATTTATTTTCGGAAAAATTTTTATAATGTGATAAATAAGTATAATTCTCATTACTCTCAACTTCCTGACCGGTACCTAATTGTTTTGGACGTTTATCATCTTCATTCTTTTTATTCTGCTCCTCCAACTTATTTAAGGCACTCTCATATTCTTTCAATTTCTCATGACCTTCTAATAATTTCTGCACAATTTTCCAAATAGACTGCAATCCATCCATATCGTGAATCTCATTAGCATTATTTACTTTCTGTGAAAGTTCCTTAGCTGTTTTCTCATCAATACCCAGTAATCGCTCGGCCCTATCTGGATGGACGAGTTTTAACATATCACGATAAAGTTTCTTAATATCTTTCATCATTTGAGGATCAACTTCTCTCTCTTTCATAGTCTTTCTCCTCTTACTATCACTACTTCTATCTCTAATTTTATAAATGTCCTTAGATGAAGATATATTTTTCTTTTTCAATATTTCAATTTCCGATTTATATCTCTCAATATATTTTGGTATAATATCACTTTCCAAGTCAGGCAATGGTAATGAAAGCGGGAACTCAATTTCACCTAATTCTTTAACCTTATCATCATCAGTTTCTGGGATTCCCGTACCAAGTGATTTAACATCTTCTTTATCAATTTCCACTCCAGATCCTTCTAATAGAAATGTTTTATATTCTCCTAATTTCTGGAAAATAACACCAACACCTTCAACTTCTTTAATATTCTTTAATGCTTCTTCGGCCTCAATAACCATACTAACTACCTTCTCAGAGGACGAACCTGATACAATCTTACTAGATATAGATTGTAATCGAACTGATACGTGTATAGTTACTTTCTCTTTTGATGGGAGTTCGGATAATTGAACATCATCATGCATTGTTTCGAACCTATTCTTTAATAAAGAAATTATGTTTTTCATTTTCATAAGGTTATAACCGATTTCGGCTTTCCTCATAAGTGAGTTTATCATTCGACCTACAAGTGAATCTCCCCAATTTACCTCATTCTCAATCATTTCATTAACTGAATAATGTTTCTTATATTGTCCGAGGTATTGTTCTCGTGTAAGTATTCTCTTCATCAAAATAGAGTATTTTTTAATATATATTAAAATAAATAGCCCGATTTTGTTTATTTATCCGTATATTTACTAAACAAACACAAATAAAAAACATGGACAACTTCAATATTATATCAGTAGACATATCAGAGCTAAACCCAGAAGATTTTGGTAAAGCTCTCATTGATAATGGAGTAGATTCATTAAAAAGAGAAGACATTGATAAAATAATGGTGTTGTTTAGAGAAAATCACACTAAAATTTTTCTTGACAAAATAACACACAAAGTTGTTGGATATATTAATAGTTCATCAGGGTCAGTTGAATTTACGAAAGGATTCATGGAAAATCTTAAATGGATGCCAACTATCAAACCAGAGCCTGTAATCATTTATAATATGGATGTAATTCTCGAAAAGATTAAGAGTCAGGGCATGGATAGCCTTTATGATAAAGAAAGACAATTCCTCAAAAGCCAATCAAAAAAAATGTAATTCATGACAACTAAAACATTCACACGACTACAAACACTATTATTTCTATTAGTAATATCTGGATTTTACTTACTCAGCATCTTAAATCCCGATCCAATTTGGTGGGTTATATCATTTATATCCTATCTCGTTGCTGATGAAATAATCAAACAAAATTATAAACTATACAAAAAGGAATTATTAACGAATGTCGTATTTTAAAAACTTTAATACTTTTGTGTTGGAGTTTCTTTATTTTCACAAAAAATCCATGTTTTTAAAATCTGATCTTTAGAAAGAATATATAAAATATAAGAAATCATCAAACAATTAAGATGAGGTATAAACAATTAAAATACGGTGATAAGAATATCACCAACAACAAAAAGATAGACAGTGTTCTTACAAAAGAAGAACTGAGATGGCTCATTGACTGTGAGATTGAAGACGCTGACATCGAAATAAAAAACAAGACACTTATCTGGAACTCTGGTAAATTCATTACCGGAAATTGGGAATATGGTATATTCAAAGACGGAACTTTTCACGGAACATTTAAAAATGGTATATTCGAGAACGGTAATATGAGAGGAAACTTTATCAGTGGTATTAAAAAATAACTGACCAAAATCAAATGAAAAAAATTAATGAGGAAGAAGAAAGTAACCACACTAAGACCACCCAACTTAGTGAACACCAGAGAAATAAAAATATCCAAATATCAAGGCGAAGAATACTTTTTTGAAATTGGTAATAATATAACACAGGATATAATTGAGGGTGTAGTATTTATGATGAGAGAAAATGTCGAACTCACAAACATATCATGGAATACCGAAATTAAAGATATAAATACATATGAAATAGATCCACGGAAATCATTATACTGGCTAACTGGAGGTGATGATGAATGGATGTCTAAAAATAATAATTATAAATATAAATGGTATGAATGTGTCAATGAATTCACAGATGCTTTCGGAGAAGACGTAATCGATATAGTCGAAAAGTCGAAAACTCTACTAGATGTTCGTAAACAAATAATGAATAGATTGAATTTACCCATCTTATTTGAATTTGCTCTAGAAAAGAAAATCGCTTAATTAATAAACCCGGTCAAATATTGACCGGGTTTATTAATATATAGGACCATGAACGCACATTTCATAGACATAGAACTGGTATTATCAGATAATGCCAAGGCATGGGTTATCTCAAAGGACAAGCCAGGAAAACCAATAATGAAGATAAGTAAATACGAATTCAATCTATTTACCTCAGGAATTTACAAAAGACACAGTAATAAAATCGATTTTAATGGTAAGTCGTTTCATCTCGATGAGAAAACAATGCAGAAACTCAAACGGAAATGTAAAGAGCATAAGTGTGATATAACAAATCTTGGTATATCGATGCAAGAATTCCTGAATAAAGACATCATTGATGAAATGGATGTTGAAATAAAAACTGACGTATTAAAACCTCTTATAAATTCACCAGACCACATATACATAATATGTCCGAAGAAAACCAAGAAAAATTATGAGAAACACATCGAAAAACTAGAAAAAGAAATGACTAAGGTTGGACTCAGGATAGAAGATTTTTACTTCTTAACAGAAACGTTTTATAATAGAAACAAATACGAAACAGCCTTCTTTAAGATGAAACTACTTTTACAACACCTAATAGGTCTTAAAATCGAAGAAGGATCATTTATCAATGAGGAAGTTATGAGGTATGATCACGTATCTCTACACGATGGTTCATTCAAGGCTATCGAACTAGCCAATGATATAAACAAAATATTCGAAAAATTCTTAGAAAAAAGTGAGAAAGGTGTTAAACTTAAAGTTAAGTCACTTATGAAGAAATATGATAATGTTCTAATAACAAACAAATGGACCTACAATAAGATTAATCTAGTTGAGAGAAAAATAATACCCTTGATATACTCGAATGTGATAAAGGCATTTGAGAATTATAAGTGGAGATAGATAAGATTACTTTTCATATTTACGAACGTTATGATACATGACTTAGTTCAGTTTTTCGATTTATGTTTAATGGTGAAAGTCTATGATTTTAACGAATCCAATATTTTAGTAGAAATAATATTTTCTAAACCGTTATATTTTTGGCTAATATCAACCAAAAATATATTATCACCTTTTGGTTCAGCATAATAATCAGAATAACCTTCACCTGAAATAATGACATTATGTGATAGGTTATTATTCAATAAAAAATCAAAAACTCTATGATAACCATCAACTAAAAAAAACTTATTATTATCGTTTTTCCAAACCATTAACGGTTTATTATTACTTTGACTTTTTTTATTATCAATGAAATTATTAAGTACCCCCAATAAACTTCTTTTACTTAATGTTAAGTCAGATATGTTAATATTAAATAAATCATAATACTCATCATCATCATCATCATAATATTTATTCTCATTCACAAACTGCTTAAAGTTCTTAACTTTATCAATCATTTTTCTCATATCTTCACTCATAGTATCTTTATATATGAACTACAACAAACTAAAGATTTGTGTTTCAACGTTCCGTCATATAAATACACGGAAACATTTACAAATTCACAAATCAATCCTCCTCTTGGTTCGATCCGTCTTTTTTCTTTGATAACGTTTCATTGATAATATCATTCAATTTAGATGGATCAATTATCTGACCATCAGAATCATCTTTCTCAACACCACCAGTTTTCATACTACCAACTACTTCAGTTAAATCCTTTCTAAAATCTCTATATGATTTTTCAATCTCAGTTCTTTGTTTGGAAACAAATTTAGAGTTTTCTCTAATCTCTTTAATAGTCTGATTAACAACTTCATGCATTCGTGCCGAATTATCACCATTATCAACCTGTCTTAATTGAACAAGGAAATTTTTCCGTGTCATTTTTTGTAAAAATAATGTCTCAGCATACACCATAGCATCTTCATTCGATTTCTGTTGTATATAAGGATGATCCTTTAACGTGGGAAAGTCAGATAAATATAAATCTACCAGTGATTCCATCAAATCGATACCCTTCAATGAAACCGTTTGTAAGTCGGCATCATAATCATATAAAGAAATATCACCCAATTCTGGTAAATCATCAAGAGTAGCTAAATGAGAACTTATATCAAAATCCTCACCATGTTCTTGTATCAAATCGAATTCTTCCGAAAGTTTTTCAGACTTACTCTGTTTTTTAGCACCCATAGTCACATAATTTCATTTCTGTATATATACGAATATAAAAGTAGAAAAAATACCATTTTTACATTCATATATATACAACATGGCACGACCAAAAGGACAAACGAAACAGAAAGTAGGTTTCTCTATTGATATTACTACCGTCAAAGAACTAGATAATTTCTGTGATTCCAAAGATATAAATAGGTCCAAGTTGGTAAATATGATAGTCAAAGACTACTTAGAAAATCCAAGAAACTCAGAATGGCAAGACAGATAGTATGGACAACAAAAATGGTTGATGAAGCAGCCGACCAGTTAAATAACGGTTTTCTTCTATCAAGAGCTGATAATCCGTTTCACGAAGGAACGATTGGGCTCAGAAAAGATAAAATTACTTTTCGAATATCTCCGACCGAATTACAGGAATATATTAAATGCAAAACTGACGTACATCACTTTGCCGAAAATTACTGTTGGGTAAAGGGTGATAAAGGAGAACCAGTACGACTTAAACTAAGAGATTATCAAAAAGATATTCTCGATAAATTTCACAATAATAGATTTAATATACTAATGGCAAGCCGCCAAGTGGGAAAGTGTTTTGAGTATAACACAACTCTACTTATATATGACAAAAAGTTAGAAGTTTATAGAGATATTAAGTTTTTCCAATTATTATTTGAATTAAAAACTGATAAAAACATATATGATTATATAAAAAATACACTATATACACTTTTAAACATAATAAGTGATTGATGTGTCGGTATGGGTACACGGTAGATAGGGAAGGGTTTTTATTCTAATATATACATGTAAATAAATATGTATATGGAAAGTATAATCAAAGAATATAATCTCAAAATAAGTGAAAATATCAACATTAATGATAATGATGAAACGGTAACCTGTAGGATATGTGGTGAACAATGTAAACGAGTGTATGGTAGACACTTAAAACATTCACATAATAATATATCAACCAAGGAATATAAAGAACTGTTTCCTGGATCACCAATAACAGCACTGGGTGATAAGAAGAATACATCAAAGAATAGTGGTCAACACATGAAGTCGGATAAATATAAGAAAATGTTTTCTGAGAAGTTTTCCGGTGAAAATAATCCAATGCATAAATCCAAAACCACCGAGAAATTTAGAAAAAGTGTCTCACCATTCAGTAAAGAATTTTATAAATTAAGATATCCAGATATGACAGAAAAAGAAATAACGGAGAAAATATCAAATCTTGCAATCGAAATATCCAAGGACCGATTACTACCCTCAAATAAAGAGTATTGGATAGAGAAAGGGTTTTCTGAAAAAGATTCCATTAAAAAAGTATCAGATTCTCAAACGACATTCTCAAAGGAAATTTGTATTAAAAAATATGGTGAGGAAAGGGGTGTTGAAATATGGTTGGAACGACAAGCAAAGTGGCATAAAAACTTCAAGAAATCTAATTTCAGCAAGATAAGCCAAGAATTGTTTCAATCTATTTGGGTATTAATTAAATCATCAATTAATAAGGAACATATTTATTTTGCCTCACTAAATGAGAATAAGGAAATAGTCGAATCCACACGAAATTATGAATATCGTTTAAAATTGAACGGATCATTTATATTACCGGACTTTTTTATGATAGATATTAATAAAATAATTGAATTTGACGGTACATATTATCATCGAAACACACCTGAGAATAAAAGAAGGGAGGATGAAAGAGATGAGAATATCCAAAAAAGTGGATATGAAGTTCTACACATATCAGAGAAGGAATATAAAAGTGATAAAGAGCAAACCATACAGAAATGTATCAATTTCCTACTTGATAAATAATATAATATACCGATTTTACTATATAATATATGAGGAACCTATTAAAATTGATAATATACAAGTTAATTGAATTCGTTGAATATATCGAATATCGTAATATGAATCTAGATGAGTGTGATATATCTAAGAAGTTTATAGATGAGTTACACACAGATAGATATCAAGTATTATCAGATACGGGTTATGTGGATATATCATCATTGAGCATCACACAACCATATACACATTATGAGGTTTTATTGAATAATGGTCTTAATATAACATGTGCTGATACACATATGTTATTTGATGAAAATATGAAAATAAAATTTGTGGAGGATATTATTTTGGGTGATTTAATACAAACAAAGTATGGGTTGTCCAAAGTATCAAAATTAGAAAAGAAAAGACATCGTACCTCAATGGGTGATTTATCGGTCATGGATTCTAATATGAGATATTACACTAATGGTATATTATCACACAACACTATCTGTTCATCAATAATGCTACTCCACTTCGTTCTATTCAATAATAATAAGAACGCTCTAGTAACAGCAAATAAATTAGATACTGCCGTTGAAGTACTGGATAAAATACGTGAAATATACCAAAGACTACCATTCTTTTTACAATCAGGGATTGTCAATTGGAGTATGAAGACAATTGTTTTTGAAAATAAAAGCCGAATTAAAGGTTTTGCCACAACCAAAACAGCATCAATTGGTCAGGCTGCCGATTTCTTATACTTAGATGAGTTTGCATACTTACCAGATACGATTGCCGAGAAGTTTTATAAATCTGTATTTCCGACAGTTTCCTCAATGGAGAACTCTAAGATTATAATAACATCAACACCAAACGGATATAATCTATTTCATAAACTTTTAATGGATGCTGAGAAACCAGAGGGTGAGAAATCTAACTACATGCCTAATAGAGTCTATTGGTGGCAAGTGGAAAAGAGACACGTTACTTATATAAGACTCAATAAATCCAAATTATCCGATTCTGGGATTACTAAAGAAGAAGTTCTGGAGTTCATGGTAAATAAATATACAGATACAAAGTGTGAATTGGCCTGGAATGATGAAATAAGTAAATGGGTTGTACATGTATTGAATAAGCCGTCCTGCACCGAGGAGATGATATTGAATGATGTTATAAAGGGTATAAAAGTACCAGTGTTGGGTGATGTAACAACTTGGAAAAAAGAAACCATCAAAGATATTGGGGGAGAAGAAGCTTTTAACCAAGAATTTGACCTTAGATTCATAAACACATCAAGATCATTGTTAGACGAAACTCTTATAAGAGACTTACGAGAAAATGCCGAAGAATATACATACCAACCAATCGATGAGATTGAGGAGAGATTGAGGTTCGATTTATCTGATTTGGTTTGGAACATCAATCCAAAGACTTACGAGCATGAAAAACGGAAGAAATACAAGATTATAATATCTGTTGATATTTCCGAAGGGTTAGGACAGGATTCATCAATCATAAATATGTTCAAAGTTGCACCCAAACCAGTTGAATTAATAAATAGAGATGGGTTCAAATATAAAAGTATAGGCGATTTTTACCAATTAGAACAGATTGGATTATTTAAAAATAACCTAGTATCTGTTAGTGAATTATCCGAATTACTCTACCTAATATGTTTTGAACACTTCGACCCGGACAATGTTAAAGTTGTAGTTGAATTAAACAACTATGGTAATGAGTTGTTGGCTCACATGCCTCACCTTTTTGATGGACATAACAATTATGGATCTTCTATATTCTTCCGTTACAAACACAGAATAGATTCTCATGATGAGAAACTTGGTTTAAAGGTGGGTGCTAATAAGAATTTATTGGTAAAAGATTACCAAGAAAGAATGGCTTCTCGTAGTATCAAAGTAACTAACCTCGAAACTATTACGGAAATGACAACATTCATAAAACACACAACAAATGCCGGTAATATTGTTTATCGAGCCGATGGATCACAACACGATGATCAAGTTATGACAATTGTAAACATGTCTAGTGTATTTGAGAAGACCGAGTTTAAACAAATAATCGAAGACTACCATTACGAAGACACACCAACAGATATTAAACGTGTTATCGATGAGGTTATGGATAAGATTGAATACAATGATCCAGTAGATTATACACAACTTTTAGATGTCAGAAGACGTAAGATGGGTATAGGTAATAAATCCAAAATGGCCCGTAAAGAGTGGGGGTTATAATAATACACTCAATGTGATATCCCTTTTTTGCCTTTAAAGTAAGATTTGAGTTGGATATATGTGATTATACCCAGTGCCATAACATATGGCACTGGCAAAAAGTTAAAATTTATAAAGGGTGGTAAAGAATACTACGACACCCAAGAAATTTCAATAGGTATTTAAAGAAACACTAACTCGGCTCGATGGTGATGGAGAGTCCAGCCCCCTGAAGTTTATCCTTCATATCAGATAATTTTTCATAATCACCATACATAACATCACATTCACCCTTATAATGAACTTGGTGAGCACATTGGTTAGCCTGTTCAGCTTGATGATTACAAACCTTTACAAGACATTCAATAACCCAATCAAATGAATTATGATCATCATTATGTAGTGTTAATTTATATGGCTGTGATAGAATTTCATCAACCTGAGATTTCTTTTTTGTTTTAGTTGGCATATTTACTTTTTATTTATTTACTATTATAGGTGTTTTATCTGTTTTTGTCACATCGATGATTTCAACTCGACAATCCATATCCTCAGCCCACATCGGGAATTCCTTAAGGTGTTCTTGTCTATCATCATACATAACAAATACTTCTGGGTTATATAGTTGTATAAGCTCAGAGTAGAGTTTTGTTTTAAATAGGAATGTATCACCAATACCAGTAGATAGATATGTATGATTTCCAAAATCGATATTATGACTTCTGAGAATTGCCATTACTTCCTTTCTAAGTGACAATCTACCCGGTTTTTCTCCGTTCCATGTCTTATCAATCCTCCCAGTTGCCATAATCGGTAGAGTACCATCTTCGGCACAAGATTCGAGATATCTCTGATAAACCCATGGATTAACTGGAATATCAAAAATTTCCAAATCAAGTGATTCAGGTTTCGACCACCAACCATCATGTGGGAATTTCAAACCTGTAAATTTCTCCCATGCCATTTTACCAGGTATCTCTTTTGGAGAGTATACAAGTGTATCATCAAAGTCAAAACTCACTATTTTCCTAATTTTTTCCATTTTTCGTCTAATTTTTCACACAGAGGGTAATAATAAGATATATATATATTAATTATATCACACAAATATAAGAAAAATATTCGAATTAACTATGTGGAATACAATATTACAGATAATAAGTAAGATAGATGTGAAGACGATGCTAATTATCGGACTTCTATCAGTTCTCTTTCTTCTATTTCAAACCCATGTTCTCAGGAGATGATAATCTAGATGATCGAGAACGATTAGAGAAAAACAACAAAGAATTAGTTGAAGAGAGAAAAGTCTTGGAAAACGCTTACGTTTTAATACAGAAAGATTTTAAAAGAGATTCTACCCAAAACGTAAAACTGAAGAAAGAAATTAAATTACTCGAAGCTGTCTTAGCTAATAAGGATGATCAAATCAGAAAAGCCAAAGCAGAACTTGATAAAGCAAAAGAAATATCTGATATAACTCGTAAACAAATAAAAAAGTTAGAAGAAAATCCTATAAAACTACCAATGGAGGATTTACTTCCCGCCATAAATGAAAAAACAACTAATTAAAATGAAGAAATTAACTATACTGTTATTCACATTATTACTATCAACACAGGTCTTTTCACAAGAGAAAGAGTTCTATCAATTATATACGGATAATTTAGTAGAATCCTTAGTAGATACCGATTGTGTTGAAATAGATACTAATTTGATAGATAATTATGTATTCACACCACCAGAATATTACGTTATTGATGGTGATACAGTTGGTATAACATTAACAATAGAACAAGTTCAACATATTAATTCCGAGTTAGAAATGTTGAAATTGTTTAAAGTATTGGATAGTCAAACACAGGATGTTGATCAATTCTATATAGATGTTATAAATAATCAAAACGAAAAAATGTCTGTTTTACAAACAACACTTACTAAAATAAGAGAATCAGGTACGAAACAAGATGATATTATAATCAAATTGAAAAGGCAATTGAAAATAAGGACTGCACAATATGAATCATCGGGAGAACAGATTTCCAATGATGAAATTATAATTGAGGGATTGAAGAAAGATGTTACAAAACAGAAGGCACAAAAAATAGGTGCTTTTATTGGAGCTGGTACTGGTGGTGCCGGGGTAATAGTTCTTCTCATTCTAATGTTGAGGTAATGTGAGAAAAACGGGTTTCTAAACTAAATATATAACATATAAAAATATTTAACAAAATGAGCTATACTAAAAAATTTGAAAATTTTCAAAAAAGTAAAAAGACTAAGGATATAACTCCGAAATCAAAAGAACAAGATGAACTTAATGAAGGTGCAAATGAGGTAGGTAACATGTACAAAGTTGTAACTACTATTGACGTACCAACATCTTTGATAAATGCGTACACTAAGAAAGTGAAGGATACTTTTGATAAAGATATCAACTCAACTTGGGGTAAAGAAAGTATAGCAGAAGAATTAGTTAAGTTTGTCAATATGACATATCTTAATATAGACACTATTCACGCTGGAGCATTAACAGGAGATCCTGATCCAGCTGCACAAACACAAGCACAACCGTTATCAATGGCTCAGGTTCAACCACAAGCTCAGGCTCAGGCACAAGGTCAGGCACAAGGTCAGGTACAAATTGATCCACAAGCTCAGGCACAAGGTCAGGTACAAGTTGACCCACAAGCTCAGGCACAAGGTCAGGTACAAGTTGACCCACAAGCTCAGGCACAAGGTCAGGTACAAGTTAATCCACAAGCTCAGGCTCAGGCACAAGCACAAATACCACCAACATCTGATGAGTTTGGAGAAATTCAAGATGATGAGGAAGTTCAAGATGATGAGGATGATGAAACTCTTCCTATTTAAGGAATTTTCAAATAAAAACTAAAAAGGGAGGATTTTTATCCTCCCTTTTTTTTATATATAATAAAAGAAGGAAATTATGAAAAATATCAAAACAATAAACGAATACTATGATGATAATGAATCAGTTGCACAGATGGGTGTATCTGGTGATAATCACGGACACGAAGGAGAAAACGATGAAGAATCATTTGATGATGGAATATTTGATGATATAGAAGCTGATCTCGACACTATGCCAACAGACGAGGCAGCCGATTTCGTAAATAAAATATCTAGGTGGTGTAAAATTAAGTTTGAGAAATTCGGAAAAGCCGAAGATGGAGAAGAAGAAGAATAACATGAAGTATATTAGGGAATATAATAACTATAATAATGATTTGATTATAGTAGATGTACAAAAATCTTTCAAAGAGTTTTTTACAGAAACATATTTAGAGAAAATTAAAGAACACTGTAAATTATTTCAAAATGTGTATCAAATATGGGACAATCACTCCGAGGAACAAAAACCCGATAGTGATTACCTATATGATTATAATCCTGATATCCCAGTACATCAAGATTTATATCAATTTCCCAACCAAAGAAAACTCATTGAGAAGAGGTATAATTATAATGTTGATGCCGATTACTATAAAAGAATATTAACGGAAGAGACACACTCCAAAATAAGTGAGATGGAGGATAATAAAACCATAAAGAGAGGTGATATGTTCTCAACGAAAGAAGGAACTGTAATTACCTACATTGATAATTCACATAAATGGTTCCACTGTCCAAAAAAGCTATACAATCTATTAAATGACCACAAAGGTAAATCGGTGGAAATTATCGGTGGGGCAGATGGTGAGTGTTTAGACGATGTTTTCATACTTGCTGAGAAAATGGGTGTTCGTGTTGTTCGAAATCATCAATTTATCTATTCAGCCACACATTGCCCAATATAAAAAGGGTGTATGAATTAACACACACCCTTAATAAACAATCAATATGAACTACACACAAACTAAAGATTTGTGTGTTTCAACGTTTCATAGACTTCTCCAACGAGAACGCCTCACCGCC